CACTTGCATATGCATTGCTATTCGTACACATAGATACTTTTAAGTTGTTACCTTGAGTTCCTGCTTCTCTTGCAAGCCATGAGCCTACTGAACCAGAACCGTCGCTATAATTGTCTAAGTAGTCAGTCGTATTTTTAACTTGTAAACCTGAACTTGAACCTGCGTTCAGATTACCAGTGACTGCTCTTACTACCCTTAAGGCATTTCCGTATTGTAAAAAGTTGGCTGCCGTAAAAAAATATTCAAAAGTGTTAGCGTCTGGTTTACCAAACGTGCTAACATACTCATCTTCGCTTGAGATTAAAGTAATCTCATCCATTGGACCTTTCTCACTAACTACAACTAAACCACCAATAGATGATGATACAGCTGGTACTACGTTAGTAAGGTCTTTTTCTGTTACGAGAACACCAGGTGAAACTAAAAAAGCCATCTTGTTTTCTCCTCTTAATTAAATTAATATATTAATTTGTAATTATTGTTAATTACAGAAACTATTTATAATATGCAAGATTTACCAACCTCTCTTGTATTTGACAGGACTCCAACTAGTCCCATGTGGGTCCTTATATGTTTCTCCTTCAGGACTTTCTATTCCGTCATCTACAAATCCAAATGGTGCCATGTCTTGGTCCATTTGATTTTGTTGTTCATCTACAAGTCTTGCTCGTATATCTTGGTCTGTTAACTCTTTAAAATACATTTGGTTTGACAACCAGGCAAACATAACAAGGCAAGTCACTAAGTCGTCTGAACTACCTTCCTCTGCTTCGTATTTTTCTTTACCTTTTAATACATAAGTTGATAATTCTGAGATTATATCAAAATCTTGGATTATGTACTTATCTAATTCTATCATTGCTTTTAAATTTGAACAACCTATTTTCTTTGTCGCCTTAGTTGTACGCAATCCTAGTTGTGATTTCTTACCACTAAATCCTGTACCTGCAATCTGACCAGAACGACCTCTTTGATTAACCATAATAAGATTGTCGTATTCTAAATCAAACTGTAAAGTGTCTGCAACTTGACCACCAATATCATTTACTTCAACTAATATTTCTGCATTGTTATATGACTTTGCAATCTTATGAATTACTTGAGGAAAGATTAAAGGTTTAATTTCATTGTTCTTATACTTCGCAACTACTTTGTAAGGTATTTGACTTGCGTCTGTAACTATAAAGGCAGAATAGTCATTGACTGTACCTCTTGCAACATCAACTGTAACAACATATCTATGACCATTAATAGGCATTTCGTGTATATCTAAACCTGCGTTAGACTGTATTGGTGTGTTATGTGATAACGTTCTTAACTTAGCACTATTAATTAATGTATCTACACTACCTAAAAACTCACATTCAAACTCCGTTCTAAACTGTTGTTCACTTGTGTTCTTTATTGTTTCATCTTTCCACTTTTCGTCTCTACCAGGTACCTCTGACCAATGCACTTCAATAGGTACATAACTATTTCGTTTGTTTGTTGCGTCATTCCACATTTTATAAAACATATTCATACCATGTGGTGTAGATACAATCATTACTTTAGAACTTTTACCAGAAGATATTGTAGGATAAACTGAACTAAAAAATTGTTCTGCAATATTATTTGGTACATAAGCAAACTCATCTAAGAATATTACATTATAAGAACCACCCCGTACGGCACTTGATGATGTAGCAGCTGCAAGTATTCTACTACCATTTTCTAATTCTAAACTACCTTTGTTCCAGTTTATAACACCTTGTTGTAACCACTTAGGTAAATTCTCATATGCAAGTTGTAAACGACCTAATAGGTCTCTTGCAATCGCAGCTTTGTTTGCAAGTATGGCAATATTTGTGTTTGCGTTAAAGATAGCATAATGTAATAGATAAGATATAATTGTTGTTGACTTACCAGTTTGTCTTGGTAGTTTACAAATACTAAAACGATTATCATGGAAAGTATCTACCATTTCTTTTTGAAAGTTATACATTTTGAATTGTTGTAGACCGTGGTCTAGTGTAACAATCTTAATGTAGTTTTCTATAAAGTAAACAGGATTCTCCTGACAAGCAAGAAACTCTCTTACTTGTTTTTTTGTAAAGCGTATCTTTTGATTAGCCGCTTTTAAATTAGGATTACCTAGGTAAGTGTCTGCCATATTCTTCTACTGTTGGGTTTAAATTTTCATACCCTTTAATACTTATATCTTTGATAAGACCTAGACCTTCGCCTACATGCAACCATGACATAAGATTAAATGTTGATGTAATCTTTTCACCTGTTGTATGATACCATCTTAAATTACCTTTTTGTATTTTAGATAACTTAACATTAAAGTCAGGTAAATTGTTTTTATTTCTAAACTCTTTCCAAAAAGGACTATCGTCTCTTTTAGTCATATAGTGATAGTGTAAAAACTCCATAACCATATCGTTATTATTTGCAATTACTTCGTTATAATCTTTTTTAGTATCTTCATCATTTGTAAACATAACGTCAATAAATGTTTCAAGTAATTTTAATTGTTCAGTTGCCATCCAAATAGATGTTGCTTCAAGTGGTTCTGTAAAACCAGAAGATAAACCTACTGCAATACAATTTTTTATCCATGTTTGTTTAAATCTACCTGCGTCAAACTTTATTGTTCTTGTATATTCTATATTAGGAAACATTTCTTTTGCTTCAGCAAATGCTTCTTCATCTGTTATATAATCACTATCAAATATATAACCTGCACCACATCTATGTTGTAAAGGTATCTTCCACACCCAACCATATTTCATTGCAATTGCTTGTGTGTAAGGTTTATCTTCAGGTGGTAGAAAGAAAGGTATTGCTCTCTTAATTGGTAAACAATCCTGATAACTTTTCCATTCTGACTTATATAACTTACCAATTAACTCTCTACGAAAACCTGTGCAATCAAAAACTAAATCACATTCTATATCATTTATTTTAGTTATATTACCATGTTCATCTTGTTTCGTAGTTTTAATTTCATCATAGATATGTTTATCAACTTTGGTAATTTTTTTAAGATAATCTGCTAAAAGATGTGCGTCAAAGTGTATAGAGGTATCTATATTATTTGTATCAACAACATTCTTATATGATTGTATAGACGCATAAGTATGGTCTTTCAAAGGCATTTTTTTGTGAATTAAATGTTTTAAATAATAATCATAACTATCATAACTAAACAAATTGTCTATACTAAAATGTTTATATTCATTATGTACTGCAAAAGGATGAAAATATTTTTGACCATCTCCATTCCAGTTTTCAAAAGATATACCTTGTTTGATTGTACCTTTACATTCTTTTAACAACTCTTGTAAATCTACATCTAACATATGTAAAAAAGAAGTTAGATGTGGTGTGCTACCTTCACCTGCACCTAAGATACCAATAGGTTTACTTTCCATTAATGTAATATGATGTTGAGGAAAAGTTTTAGTTAGATATAAGGCAGTCAACCAACCAGCAGTACCACCACCAATTATTAATATTTTTTTATCCGTCTTCATTCTTATTATCTTTTATTAGTTTCTGCAATTCTGCTGTACTCCCAACAAAGAGATTATTTTCAACTTTGCTAGGTCCTTTTTTTGTTTCTTCCCCTAACTTCTTCATCTTCTCTTGTAATTGTAGTAACTTTTCAGTTACCTCTCCCACATTCTTAATTAATTGACCTGCAACTTCATATGTTCTTGGATGGTCTGTTTCTTTTGCAAGTGTTAATATACCATCTATTGCGTCTTGTCCTCGTTCTACTAGATTATATAAGTTTTCTCTACTATACTTATAATCACTAGTGATATCTTCTTTTTCATTAGGTCTAGGTACAGCAGGTGTTGTTTGAACAATCTCTTGCTTAGTTTCAGTTATATCTAATAACTCGTTTAATTTATCTTCAACTTTTTTCATATCCGCCAAACTTTATTGAGAACCTAGGTGTGTTAGGTATATTAAATGCCATACCTTTGTGTATTACATCACCTGTTAATTCTATTATTCTACCTTGTTTAAATGGTACAGTCTCTCCGTCTTTTACAATAAAT